CTGTTTATAATAAGCAATGGGTGACTATGATGAAACATATTGAAAGGTACCTGTTAGCACATTACACCGCAAGTTCTCGTAGAGATAATGATTACTGGAAACAGTTTGATAATATTCTAATGGTAACTCCTAGTAATGAGAAGTTTAAAATTTTTGATGAGTATAGTTATCGTTGCCTAGCGAACGGTTACGCTCTTCCATATAGGTCTTGACATTAATACGCCATAGATTTTGCGGAACATTATATAGTTCCATTTGCCTATCTAATTCCCATATACCACGTTTTGCTAATAAAGGCATTATCGTATTATTCATACGTTGACTTTTTCCGCCATCATTGTTTATGTTAGTACTAATATAAAGTTCAGCATCAGGATCTTGTCTAGTTGCCCATACAATTTGTAAAGGTAACAAGTATGATAGTTGGATTCCTGTTTTAAAAACATTACGTCCTACGCCTAGTGTATAGCCTGATAATTGTGCACCTCTAAATAATAGTCTATAAGCATTAGGTGATACTTCAGGTAATTTGTGTGCTCCAGCAATACTAACTATTTTATCTCCGTCAAAAGCCGCACACCAAAACGGACACCAATCCCATTTCATTTTTTCTAGAGATATATTATTGCTGAAGTTTTGTGAGTTACAAAATTCTTCTACAGAAAGTTTGTCGTTGTTAGTTAACGCTCTAAACTTTAGTTTTCCAAGTTTTTCCATTTGACGGGTTCTTCCTGTGTGAAAATGTCATTGTGCTTACATCAAATATATCGCCAGTATGCCAACCATTAATGATACATTCGCCTTCACTGCTAAAACTTACATCTTCTGTTATTTTGGTAAAGTTGGTAGTGTTGTATCCAATCATAACTGGAGGCGGTGCTTCAGTCATACCATACCAATTTGCTACAGTTTGGACACCTCGTTCTCTAAAGGCATCTATAAAACTTTGTTCTATTTTGGAACTGCCTGTAACCATATAACGTACACTACTCATATCTAACTGTTTAAATGCTTTAGTATTACTTAATAGTTCTAAATGGCGTGGTATTAACGCTATAACCGTCGGTTTAAAGCGGGTTATTAAGTCAGGGTAGGTGTAGGCACTAAAGTTGCTAGAAACGTGCTGTGCGCCGCTTAAAACAGCAGGAAAGGCGGTGATTGTGTAGTGGGCAATAGTGTTTGCAGGAAAAACATCTAGTACTATATCGGTTTTGGTTAACCCAATTTCGGTTCTACTTTTGATAGCACAACTGCGTATGTAGTCCCAAGAATGGGTTACAATTTTTGGTTCGTCAGTACTACCAGAGGTGAATAAGGTAAGTGTGCTCATACACTTACTTATTTGAAAATTATTTTGGTTGGATTAATATAGAGCGTTCCAAGCACTACCGTCAAAGTATACTGGATAACTTACTGAGCCTGCTTTACCTGCTGGATCCCAATTAGTACCGTCTGCAATAGCAATCATACCTTCTACTGCTGTTGGAGCACCAGTCTGTGGAGCCAATTTCATAAAGCCGTTTACATCTAAGTGTGCATCAGCAATATAGTTTGAATTGTTATTGACTGCAAGATAACCACGTGAGTCAAATGTTAATGCAACTAGCACAGGTGCCGCACCAGTACCAGCATTAGTTTGGAGTATAATTTTACCTTTTGCAGTATCGTTAGTAACTGTTTCGTTGTTGTCAACAGTTAATGCAATAAGAGCATTTGGAACATAATCGTCAATAATTGGATCATATGACTTAGAACTAATAACACCAACATAGTCACCTGCTGTTGCTTGTGTTGGAGTTAATGGATCACCATGTAACCCTGTAAATGTCAACTTAGCCGAGTCACCTACGCCAGTACCTGGAACAGTGATAATCTCAATAGGCTCTGAACCGTCTACATTAGTAACTTTTAATACGTTAGAAATAGTGTCGTTTACACTACCAATTCTAATATCGTTAGTTCCGACAACACTAATAGTTCCACCTACAATGTTCATTATACCGTTGAACAGTTTAACAGTACCATCTGTTCCGTCGATGATTGTAGAGGAGTCTTCAGCAAATACAGAACCTTGTAAATCTGCATTTAGTTGTGTAATTTGTAAAGCATTAAGATCAAGATCGCCTGGCTTCCACTGTCCAGCAATATTATTCCAAGTTAGGATTTGACCGTTAATAGGAGTATCAGTACCTGATGTACTTACATCACCTAAGCCGTCAATGCTTTTAGATGCTAGTTGAGCGTCAAGATCAAATGATAAAAATGCTTCATCACCTACAACCCAGCCACCAGCGCCACCGTTGGCACTTGCATCGTATTTTAAAATTTTGTTAGTAGCAACACCAGATACAGCATCAACATTAGTTAAGTCGTTTAGTTCTTGTGCAATGTTAAGTGTTTGTGGTTCCCATGTAGTTCCAGTAGTGTTCCACGTTAGCACTTGTCCGTTAGCAACACCAGTAGTAACAACATCAGTTAAATCGTTTAATTCTATGTCTGGATTAATAAGTGTACCTGTTGACGATGATCCATCACCAACATATAATTTACCTGTGTCGGTTGTATAAATGGGTTCGCCAATTGCTGAGGAGCCTACTAGGGCTTCTAACTCGGTTTGCGTACCTCTTCTAAATTTAAGTGCCATACTTGCTAACTCCTGATATCTGTTTGCTATATGTATTTATGCGAATTGACATCTTTCCTTATTCTTATTTATTTACGCATTTTAGCGTTTTTTAAGGCTCTAGCAACGTCTTTTTCAACATCGTTCTTGATCTTTTTACTGTCAATAGCAAAGTTAACGCCTGCAATATGATCACCGTAAGCGTTGAATAATTCGCGGATTTCCTTATTGAAGGACGATTGAGTAGCATTGGCTTTTGTTTCTATAATCCATACTTTACTGTTCTTAAATCGAACTTCGATATGTTCTAGGTACTCTAGAGGTATTGAATCAATTTCAATACCCCTAAATACTTCTGGCCAATGTCTGATTACGTCTTCAGGAAGTTTGAGTTTCCTGGACCCCATCTAAGTTAAGCCTTAACTTTTTTCTTAGTAGGTACAAGTTCTTCTGCTTGACGTCTTAGTTCTGCCGCTTCCTTACTTAATCTATCTGCTTGTGAGCGATATGATTTAGCAAGTGCTTCATCACTTAAAACACCTTCATTACTTGTTGGAGCGTCAATTGGTTCTCCTGAAGGAGCAGTTGCATCACCAGTTGGTACTGATTGAGCAGTTGCTACAGGTGTACTACCATCTGTGATAGCAAGGTCTTCAATTGAAACGCCTTTTTGTTCAGCAATAATTTTATTCAACTCGTCTAATGAGATAGTTGTAGAGTTAGTTGGTGTCATTTCTACATCTTTAGTAGGAACTTTAATAAGTTTGCCTTGTGTATGAAACTTAGCCAACATAACTGATCCGTCACTTAAACTAGTACGAGCCATTGCTTCTGCTAATTCATTAGCCGATTGTCCTGTCGATGATTCAACTAATTGCATCAGGATGTCGTGATCTGAATCTGTTAAGTTTTCAGTTGATACAATTAATGCATTGTTAGCATCACCAGGAAGAGTTCTGTACGCGACAACAACTTTCCTTTTATTTGTTTTTAATCTTCCAATATGCTTAATAGCCATTTTATTTCTCCGTTACAGGTTCGCCAGATAACGCCGCTGATGCATCAGCACCTGAGACTGCAACATCTTTCTGGGCAGGTTCTTTTTCAGCCGCTTTAGCCGCGTCTGCCTGCTGTTTTTGTACTGACTGTAAGAATGTATCTAACTTATTATAAGTTGTACCTACAGCCGCTAATTCGTTGGCCTTGAATGCACCACGTTGTGTAGCCACATCAATCACTGTTCTAAGAGTGTTTAGATCTTGAACTGTTAGTTCAACTGCACCTGTGGCCGGACCTTGTGCTGTTGCTTGTGTTGTTGTATCAGACATATGTCTTTCTCCTTTGTTTAGTAATGTATATACTTTATTACTTATTTGTATTTTAAAAGAGGACACGCCAAAGCGAAATATGAAAGTTCTTTTGGATCCTCAAAACCGATTCTTAATCGGTGTTCTAAAGTATTACTCTGTTGTATTTGGATACTTTTACCAATATAAAACCTACTCTTACAATGAGTAAGTATCCAATTTGCTAATGCTTTTTCTAGATTATAATTTGGATGAATATCCAAGTACTCTAAATGAGGACCCGGATACTCTAAACGTCTTAATTTAAAATAGTTAAGCGGATTTGGTTTCAACTTCATAGTGTGTGGTTACTCCGAATGGTGCTTGTGTTTCTTTATTATGATGGCTGTGAATAACAAAGATAGTATCACAATAGTCAGCGTCACCCCAACCGTCCCAAGTATATCCGTCAGTGAACATAATAAATTTCTTAGGAACAATGTCGTTGTCTTTCATGTATCTCCAGTTAGCCATAAAGTCGGTTCCGCCACCACCTACAACTTCATAAGATGCTAAGTCGTTTGAAGATGCATCAAAGTCTGCTTCATTATAAACTTCTGTATCAAAACACCAAATTTTAATATTAAAATCTTGATATTGATCCATAATGCCTTGTACTTCTGAAAGAAATATTTTTGCTTGTTCGTCACCAATTGATCCTGACATATCAATAGCAACACAAATATCAATAGTATCTTCAAAATTCATACCAGGAAGAATAGCACCAGTATGCCAACCTTTACGTGAAGGACGACTAAATGTAAAGTCATTCTTAATAGTTGATTGTATCTGTTGCTGAAGTAGTTCTCTCCAGTTCATTTTAGGTTCAGTTAGATCCTTAATAATACGTGCAATTTCAGCAGGCATATTACCAGCACCAGAACTTTGTGCTGAACTAATCATTGACTCTTTAATTTCATCACGGATCTTACGTAGTTCTTCTTTACTATAACTAGGTTTACCTTCACCTTTTTTATCACTATCGCCTGATTTACTCTGACCTTGATTAGTGCCATCTTGTTCCCAATCAACGTGTTCGTCAAGTAACTGACCTAGTTTTTTAAGTTCTTCTTCGTCATATTTTTTAAAAAGTTCATCATAGATTTCTTCTGATGTCATTGGATCATATTTAAAATCTTGATAAATTTGAATGTCTGCAGGCTTCTCGCCAATCTTGTCACGAACAAGAATATTATTAACTTTATAGTCAGCCGCAATATTATGAACTTGCGGATCACGTTTTTCTCTACGACTCATATGATCGTAAACACAATGTAGGATCTCGTGTGCAATTACAAACTCAATATTTTTGTTTGTAAGTGTTGAAAAGAACGCAACATTATAAAACAAGTTACGACCGTCTGTAGCGGCAGTCGGGCACCAATCACTAGCGTCTACAATTTTAAGACGTGTAGCCATATTACCAAAAAATGGGTGACGCAGTAGCAAACCTACTCTTGCAACAATGATTCTATCAAGAACTTCTGTACGAAGTTCGTCAGTAATTTCAACTTCTACTTTAGTTGCTTTTTCTAAAACAGTTGTATTTGCCATTGTGTATTCCTCTCAGTGCCTTATTATGTATATATTATAGTATATTTAAGATAGAAAGTCAACCGAAAAATAGGGGCGAAATATCAAAATATCCCGCCCCTAAAGGTATTAAGAAGCCTGAGCGGCAGTTACATACTTGCCGAATTTCTCATGGAACTCATCAAAACATTCAACTTCATCTGGATCGATTGGAAGTTGGTATTGGGTAAGAGCAAGTTTAATGCCCATTACTACCAATTCTGTATCAAAGTTATCCATTGCAAAACGTAAAAAGTTATTAACCATATCGTCAAACTTTTTGTCGTTTTTGTCACTGGCTTCTTTTAGTTCATAGCAAAGTGAAACAGTCAAGGAATACATGGCACTGATTTCTCTAGTTTTCAATTCTTTCACCTTACCTGCCAAAATCTCTGAAGGATTAGGCAAGTCTGATGCCATCTTGCGATGGGCCATAAACTTAACAGCAAGGCCTTCGCCTACTGCACCACTAACTAGATCAGTAGTGGTATTCTCGTCATCATCGTCCTCAAGAAGTTCGGACACAAATGACCAAGAACGCGGTGTAGCAAATGAACGGCTTGGTGACTTAGGATCAAAGTCATACAAGTCCTTCTTGCTATATGTTAGATAACCTACAACGTCAGTGTGGATATTATTTTCTGTCGCCCAACTAAACCAATCATCAAAGTCAACTTTAAGTTCTAAGTGAACAAAACGATTAGCAAGTGGTGCCGGCATACGATATGTAACACCTTTGTCTGCGTCTCGGTTACCCGCGGCTACAATTAGTACATTGTCTGGCAACACATATTGACCAACCCTACGGTTAAGGATCAATTGATATGCCGCGGCTTGTACAGCCGGTGCCGCTGAATTCATTTCATCTAAGAACAAAATAATGTTCTTATGTTTTTTAGCCAACTCAGCAGTTGGAAGTTCTTGCGGTGGTGCCCATTTCATTACGTTGTCATTTGCCGCGTAGTAAGGGATACCTTTAATGTCTGTAGGTTCCCAAAGTGACAAACGAACATCAATGACGTGTGCATCTAAGTAATCACCAATTTGGTGAATAATGTCTGATTTACCAATACCTGGTGCGCCCCACAAAAATAGTGGACGTTTCTTTTTGAATGCTCTAATAATACTCTTCTTTGCATTATTAGGACTTACGGTACGTGTTGCGATATTTTCCATAATGTATTCCTCTTTCTTTCAGTGCCTTAGTTAATTTCTAACTATGTATATAGTATAGCATCACTAGGATAAAAGTCAACCGGTTTTTTATGTATTTTGGTAAAAAAAATGGATTAAGAAAGTTCTTCGTCTGCTCGTTTTAATGCTTTAGTTAAGCCGTATTTCTTAACATCTCCGCTAAAAAGATGAAGTTCGAGTGCTTTCTTTTCGTCAAAAACTACTATCATTCTGTTAGTCAAGTAGTATGGACACGTAATAAATTGGTCTAACCAAATTACTGTGTTAGTTGTAAGTTCAAAATCTTGTGGGAACGGAACCTCATAGTCTGTGATTCCTAATTTTTCTGACAGAAATAGGTAGCCTTTATCAGTAAGACGCAGACCACCTTTTTCTTTTACTCTTGTATTTTGCCACCAAGCAGGTAGGTACTGTTTCATTGTGGCTTCATTAATACTAATGTCTGCTTGTTTTAAGAAAACTTTTGTATAGGTTTCTTTCCAGTTCACTTTACCTTGCCTTCACGTAGAAGTTTTTCTCTGTTAGCCATATGCTTCATTTGTACTTCTTCTTTGCTTCCGCCGAAGTATGCAACTGCGTAACCTTCTTCTACAAGAATGTCTGTTACCATACGTCCGTCATTAGCAACAAAGTCTCCTAAGATACGTCCGAACTTGCCTTTCATATCTTCGCCATTTCTATTAACTTGTGTTTTTAGAACAGCAGTTTTATCTAGTAATTCTTTAAGACGTGCTTTAGAAGCAAGTCCGAATTTCTTTTCTACTTTGTCTCTGGTTCGCGATTCTGGTGTGTCTATGCCCATGATACGGACACGTTCATCTTTTAACCATACTCCAAACCCTAAGTCTATGTCTACGTCTACTGTATCGCCGTCCACGACTTTTACTACCTTTACTTTATATTCGTACATATTGCCCTCCGCCCTAATGTTGTACTTACACTTCTTTAACTACTTCTCCGTCTACTAGTTTTACCACAGTAAATTGATCTGTGTTAAATAAATCATTTAATTTTTTTGCTAAATTATGTGCGTGTCCTGGATTAGAAAAAGAAACTTTCTTATACTTAGGTCCAGGAAAATTTGTTAGTGAATTTTGAGTTTTTAAGTTAAAAGGCTTACTTTGATAAAATACTGCCCAGATGGCTTCCGCGGCGAGTATCTGATCGCTCTTATATGTTTTTTTATCTATGTGTTCTAACAACACTGTTGGTTTAGGTCTTGACATAAACTATACGTATTCCTTTTAGTTAACTACGTATATATTTAGCCTATTTCTCAGTAATTGTTATATTAAATGCCGTCGTTATACGAGGTTCTTTTGCAGTTTGTTTAGGTATACTGTGATTTAAATATGGCGCAAAGAATATCATATCGCCTTCTTGTGCATCAGCGTGTATAACTTCTTTAGGCCAAAAATGAGGCAGTTTATCTACTATTGGAGTAGGTTGTGTACTTCTAATACCATCTTGTGAAGGATTATAAAATATAGTAGGTGAATGTAGTGTAGGATCGTATTTTACATAATGTACTGCACAGATTTGTATAGTACGAGGACTTGAAAGATGATTATGTATTTCTCCCCAACCGTCTTGACCAGTTACATTATACCAAGCATCAATACCAATATTCCAGTGATATTTCTCAGTATCGTAACCGTAAAAACTAATAAACTTACTTATTGTTGGTTCGTATTTTACGAACAAGTCTTCCCAATCTACTGGGCGAGCACCTGGAAAATAATCGCTGTATACATTGCAGAAATCGCAATTAGGACCTTTAGCATTGAATTCACTTTGTATATTTGAAACAAAAAACGATTTAATTTCGTCATGCTTATCAACTTTTACTTTATAGATATCAGTTGAAAAGAGTGTTTGAGTTTCCATTAATCTTTAAAACCACCACCGTCCATCTCTAAGTTGACGACTTCGTTTTCCTGACGAGTGGCATTATCGGCCACGAGTCTTTCTAGTTCTCCATGGAGTCTAGTTTCAATTTGTCCAATTGTAAGTGCAATTACTTCGGCTTGTTGCATACTAAGTTTAACATCTTTAGCATTAGACAATTTAGCAGATTTTACCTGCTGAATAAATTGTTCTAATGGACTTGTATTAATCGGTTCTTTTTGCATCTGCATTTGCCTTACTTAGTTCTTGTCGCATTGTTAATTCATCTTTGAATGGACCTTTTGAAGTATAACCTTCAATTGTCATTAGTTTAGGACAAAAACTTCTTACCCAACCTTTATCAAATTTAATAATATAATATCCTGCACAATATAAACTCTTGGACTTTTTGCTTTTAGTAAACAAAGGAAGTTTACGTTTTACATCATACATTGCATTGTGTGGAATGCACGAAGTTGGAAATCCTTGTACTTCTTTAGACTCTGTTGCCTTTGTTGAAGTATCTTTAACTCCCCATTCGATTTCAATGTCGCTAGTAAGTTGTTTTTCGTTTTCGTAAAACTTTGTATGTGTATTACAGCAATACATATATGTCTTATCTTCTTGACGTGATAACGTACCGATACGTTCTCCGTCCTCTTCAATAATCCAGAATTTGTTTGCAACGATTGGGTTTGCTTTTAAATGTGTCATTACATTGCCTCCTTAAAAGTTTCAGAGTCTATGACTCTTACATTTATATCTGTATTGGCCGCGATAGCCGCATACAATCTTGTGCGTCCGTCTATTACAAAAGTTTTACCTTCTGTAGTTAGTAGCATTGGTGGTTCGCAATCTCCATTGATTACAGAGTCGATAATTTCTTCTAGATCAAACTCACGTTCTCTCATATGGCGTTTATCACGTTTTAACATAGACTTCACGAATGTATTTCTATAGTCTTCTGTACCGCTTGCTTCTTCAACTTCCTTTAGAGTATATTCATCCTCCGGTAAGTTTAGCAAGTTATTTAACCTTTTAATTTCGCTGATTTTTAGATTTTGGACAGATAGATTATCAATAATTCTACCCATTACTTTACACACAAAGTCTCTTTTATGATTGTCCATTGGATTATCAGTACCAGTGTCAAAAGGTAAATTTTCTACAAATTTCATAATTTCCGGGTCACGTTGACCGAATAATTCGTATGCGTAAAAGTATCCTACTTCCTCGTCTATCATGCTTCGTACCTTGCTTGTAAAGGTTCACTGTAAGCCTGAACTTGATCTACAATCCTTTGTAAATCATGCTTTGCACAAAATTTCATAAGTCTTAATCCAACTTGTGATACTACTTCTACTTTAGTTGCTGTTGCAATAGTTTCTGCAATTTTAACTTTAATATCATCAGGCTGTGCAGATAAATCACAAAGTGTTACGTTTCTAGTATAATCATCTAGTACACGATGCTCAACACCTTCATGATCTACCCAACGTTGTAGCATCATGTTGTTCCAGTTATAACCTTTACTATCTTTGTCAGCATAGGCTTCTGTAAGACCTACTTTGTTCTTTGTACCTTTTACACGTACACCTGGATAAGCACTAAAAACATTATCACTTGTGTCGCCACGCATACACTTTTCAAATAGTAACCATTGTGGATCAGGAGCACCCCTAGGCTGTTTAGTTTTCTTATCAACTACAGGTTGACCTTTTTTGTCAAAGTAACCTTCGTGTGTAATTGTAACGTCTTGAATACCGTTATACTGTTTAACATTAGGTGCAATAAGTTGTGCAAAGTCACCGTCTGTACTAATAATAACATGATTAGCATTAGGGTGTGATTGTACCCAACCTGCAATTAAATCATCTGCTTCAAGTTCAGGATGTTGTAAAACAGTACAGTTAGTTTTCGTAGTTACAAAGTCTTTAAACTCATCAAACATTTCCCAGAAGACTTCTTCTTCCTCTTGTTGACTTGCAGTTAGTGCCGCACGAGCATCACTTCTATTTCTCTTGTAAGGCTCGTAATAATCTTTACGCCAACTACGTCCTTCTAAACAAAATACAACATGACTACCTTCAAACTCTTGCCAAGCCTTTTTCAAACTACTAAGAGTAATATGAAACGCCATACCTACTTTGTCTGTAAGGTTGCCACGAATAACGTGCCTTGCTCTAAAGAATGTATTAGCAGTATCTACTAGAATATATGTCATTGGCAAAGATCCTCCCACATTACACTGTATTGTCTATGTTTGCTTTGATCATATCTGAATACAGGAATATAACCGAATAGTCTTTTTAAAATCATCATAGTATTATTATACTATCCTTTTGCTTGATTGTCAACCTGTTGTTGTGATTTATTTTGAATATCCTCTAAGATGTCTTTATTAATAAACGGAACAGCATTAAAGAATTCTGCATCAAATGATCCAGTTAATCGTAAATCAAATGCTACACTTACTCGAACATCATCTTTAGTATGCTTTTCTACATAGTGAGGTACGCAACTTGGAAAAATTACACAACCACCTTTTTTATTTGGTAGTGCAATTTTTGATTCAGGATCAAATGCAGAATGATAAACTGTTTTAGTTTCATAATCATCAAGATGCACATTACCACTTAAATAAGAATCAGGCTGAGCGCCATGGGCGTGTGAATCCATACCTTCGTCTTTGCGTAAGATATTTGCCCAACAAACAATTTGTAGATCCTTTAATTCTAATTGTTGTTGTTTAACATACTCAAGATACGAATATCTAAGGAATGTTAGTAATTCACCAAAGGCCGCATCTTCCATTTTTAAAAGATTATAACGTCCAAAACGTGTAGTGATGTGATCTTCACCTAATCCTGTACCACCACTATTAGAATATTCTAAATTTAAAATAGTTTTTTCATTGTCTACAATCCACTTACGGCACTGATCAACATGATCGAGATCAGTCCAATTTGTCAACCAAAGTGGAATATTCCAACTTGGTGAAAACTCTGTTAGTGGGTGATAACTTTTAATTCTAATTAATGACATTATTTGACCTCCGCTTTTCCATCACCTAAATTTTTTGTATTAATAAAACCTGATCCTCGATTAGGATCGTGTCCTTCATCTTGAAGTACATTTCTAGCAAGGTCCTTAAACCACATATCAACAATTTCTTCGTTGCTTTCACCGCTGTAACCAGCATCAAGCAGTTGCTCAATAAATTCATTGTTCCAATCAAGTTCAAAGAATCCGTTTTTAATGTTGTCTTTATTAACTTGTGTATCAAGTACACCAACCCAAGGTTTCTTAGCCTTAGTTGCCGCTTGTTTCTCTTTCATCATTAAGTCACGATGAGAAAGTTCTTTTGTGTCTTTTGTTTTTTTTGAAAACATATTTTTTAATTTATCCATCATAATAGTCCTTTCTCTCTTAATTCATCATCAAGAGGTTTGCTTGATTTTTGTTCTTTACGTTCCCCACGCATTTCCGAAGATGTCGACGTGTAGTCTGGGGGTGTAACGCCAACCCCGCTCCATTGCCAACTCTGCAACTCGTCTTGTGTTGAGGCTGTATTCCTCTGATCTTCCCCCCAACGGCATGATATAAACGGGAACGTCGATCCCAGCGTCACGATATTCTTGAACCGCCTTGGTAACTTCGTCCACATCCATGTCATCAGCAACGACAAATTTAAAATACATACTACTATTAGGTACATCAAAGTAACTACGAGCAATGTCAGGATTGATTGCATCACTCCAAGACTCTCCGCTAACGGAAAGTTTCGGACTGCAACTAAAAGTGACTTCAAATTTGTCTTGAGTTTCCAAGTATTGTTTGAAATCATCGTGTAGAGTTTGTGTTGTATTTGTTTCAAATGTAACATTTTTTAAGTCTCTCATACGTGGGTGTTCAAATAGTTCCTTGTAAAATCGTTGCCAACCTAACAAAGGTTCACCACCCGTTAAGATAAAGTGTACATCTTGACCATTATTCATAGTCCACTTACCTTCCGGAGTTAAACTAAGAATATGTTCTACCACTTCATCAACAGTTTTATCTTTCATAAACTTTTTAAACTCAGGATAGATACTTGCATATGTGTCACAACCTGTATGCACAATAGGCAACTCGTGAAAAGTGTCTACCTTCTCAGTAACACCTTCATCTAAAAGTTTACGCACTTCTGGGTTATACTTAACACCAGTTTCTCTCATTGGAGTACCTCTCGGCAATCCAAAATTCATACAACGAAAGTTACAACCAAATGTACGTAGGAATACGCTAGGTACACCGACAAATTTGCCTTCACCTTGTACACTATAAAATGCTTCTGAATATCTTAATTTCATTGTTTCACCTGTACTAGAGGTTCGTTAATATACGAATCGTTATAGTCTCCGTTCTTTTGGAACTTTCTAATAGTAGTATCTTTAACAAGCATACCATCTTTAACTGTGTAGGTAGTGTATTCTGCTTTGATTACACCTTCTGTACTGCGTTCAATATGTTGCTTCATAGGTCCATCATTAATCATCGTGGTGCAAACTCCTGTTGTAACTTAATATTATCCATAAACTCTTTTTTAGTACCTGCGTCTTCTTTAAAAGAACCTTTTAGTACAGTTGTTTGAGTTAATGAACTATGTGCCATAATACCTCTGTTCTCGCAACAACCATGTGTTGCTTGAATGTATACACCTAAGTGTTTTGCATTAGTAGCCTTTTCAATTTCACGTGCAATATCATTACACAGTTCTTCCTGTAGTGTTCCACGCCTTGCACACCATTGTGCAATACGTGTATACTTAGAAAGTCCAATTACTTTTCCATTAGGAATAACGCCAATATATGCTACTCCTGTTACTGGTTGATGATGATGTGAACACACACTTTTAAGTTCACTTCTAACTACTAGCATACCTGTGTATGCATCTTCTCCTTCATTAGGAAAAGCAGTAGCATTAGGAATATGATCATAACGTCCTTGCATTAATTCATTGTAATACATTTTAGCAAGACGTTTAGCAGTACCATGACTGTTAGGATCATTTTCGCGATCAATTAAAAGTGCATCTAACACACCTTCAAATTTCTCTGCGGC